TTGTAGAACAATCCCATCAATAGTTTTAACTTCCGAAAAAACTACTTTGTTTTCTTCTTTTTTGAAGAAATCGAAAATTGATTTACTCATTTATTTGTTTTTAATTTAATTTCTTTTTGATCAAAATATCCTTCAACAGAATACCCGCTAAACTCACCCTTTTTAATCTTATTCCATACAGTAGGATTATCAATCTTATAAGACGCTATCCAAGTACCATTTTGCAAGTTCATTGCTTTAAATTGGCTAGGAATATGACTAGGGTGCGAAACGATATATGAAGAGATCATATTAACCCCATCTAGTTTTAGATCAGGGTTATGTTCTTCATTAACGTTGTTCTGGAATTCGTTTTTGTGGAATTTCGTTCTAATTGCTTTTATTGTTTCACCTTTAAAAAGTACGAATCGGTCTGGGTTACTTCGGTATATCGGAGTATTAGCACTCATCATTACACCTGTAACTATTCTCTTTTCTTCATTAAAGAAGTATTGAATTTTAGTTTCTTTGTTGAAAGCAAAGTATGGTTTACCATGTGCAGGTCTTAATACAAAAGCATTAAAATCTACACCTGTATCTTCACTATCATCGATAACCAATTCGTAAAAAGGTAACATAAAAAGAACGTTTTTGTAAATATAATAATATTATGTTAAATAGTACTTATTGCATTAACTTTTTTTGTCTTATCTTGCATTTTCGTAATATCACTATCCACTACTACAACTTTATAAGTCGATTGTGCTTGTACTGTTTGCTGTGTGCCTTGTTGGTTCGCTCCTATTCCTAGATTTGCTGTTGGTCCTCCTCCTGTTGTTGGTGGTGCAACTGAAACTCCACTACCTAGAATAGATTTAACCCTTGCCATATTTGAAATAATTTTTGCTGTACCCGTTGCTAGTTTAATGTATGGTCCTAGTGGGTTAAACGAGTTATCCCCATTCGTTGGACTAAATGAAATCGAAGTCAAACCACTTAAAGCCGTTGCGGTGTCGATTGCAACTTGAGTAATAGCGAAAGCCTTTTGAACACCAGAGGCTTGTTTGGATAAACCAGCAAGTTCGCCAAATATCGAACCGACTGCATTCATTAACTCCATTTTACTTTGCTTAGTTGCTTCATCAATTTCTTTTTGACGATTAGCACTATCCTTAGCAATAGCCACTAAATTTGCCTCATGTTGTGCTTTTAAAAGTTCTCTTTGACCGTCTGTAAGTTCAGTGTTTGCTATTTGTTGCTCAAAGTCTTTATTCTCTAATTCAATTCTCTTTTGTTGTTTAAGGTTAAAATCTTCTTCTGCTCTAATTAAATCAGCCTCAATAAACGCTTTTTGGTCTTCAAACTTTTTATTTTGTGCTTCTTTTTCTTTTTCAGATTTTACCTTGTTTTGTTCTTCTGTTAGTTTAGCCGTTTCGTTACCTTGCTGAATCAGTAATTGTTTTTCAAGTTCTGCGTAATCTTTCTTTTTGCCAAATTGGTTTTTAATTTCTTCTAATTCACGATCGTGTTTTAATTTTAAAGCAACCAATTCCCTAGCGTTTGTGTCGTCAATATTTGCAACCGTTAAATCTTCTAATTTACGTTTTAAAGCCAATTGTTCTTGTGCTTCCTGTTCTGCTAGTTGTTTCGCTTTTTCTTTACGTTCATTTGCTTTTCTCACTGCTTCATCGTTTGCTTCTTTCAATTTGTTTTTAGCATCTTCATTGTCTTTTTTTCTATCTTCTTTGATTTGTTGGTTGTAATCAAATTGATCGTTACGTAACTTAGTCAAACTAGCACCTAAATCTTTAATCTTCTGTTGTTGTGCCTTAGCGTCTTCTTCATCTCCAAACAATAAACGACCCGTAGCATTTAAACCAAATTTATCAAAAGTTTCAACAGTCTTTAAGTTTTTTAATTGTTCTTTATATACTTCTTTACTCGCTGCTATTTCTTTTTCTGTTTTGTCGATAGCGTCTTTAAAACGTGCCTTTCGTTTATTAGATATTTCTTCTTCTGTAAGCCCTAAACGTACAAGTGTTCTTTCGTATTCAGCAAAATTATCTGAGGCGTATCTCGCTGCTTCACCTTGTTGTGTTGTGGAAGTCTCAAACTTTTTAGCACTTGTTAAACTAGCACTCAAAGAGCCTTTTAACTTATCAAAGTTTGTTATTAAATATCCTAAAGCAAGGATTAAAGCACCTATTCCCGTACTCGCTAAAGCCAATTTAAACCCCTTTAAAGCACCCGTTGAAGTCCCTATAACTACATTATAAGCCTTTTGTAAAGTAGTCATTGTACCTGTCGCTTGTGCATTTGCTATTTGACTAGCATTTAAGGATTGAAACGCTGTTACAACTTTGTTTTTAATTGAACCAGCCAACTCAGTAGCATCATTACGCAACTCTTTCATAGCACTAATACCTTGAGTTAAAGCAATAGCACCCTGTACTTTTAACATTTGCTTTTCAATCTCTTCAGATTGTTGACCAAACAACGCTTGCGCTCCTGTTACTGCTGAGAAAGCACCAGCAATTCCCTCCGCTGTACGTTGGAATTTACCTCCAAACTTTTCAGGATCGGCGTCATTTATAGCATCAGCAACGCCTCGCATTTGTTCTTTGATTTGACCAGCCCTTTTTGCAACTGTTTCAAACTCTTTACTAGCGGGGTCTAGGTTTTGTAACTGAACGGTAAGTTGTTTTAATTCTTTACGTAAATTCACAAATGAACCATCTGTTTTTTTAGCGTCTTTACCTACATTCTCGATTGCGTCACCTACCTTGTTTACGTCTTGAACTGAGTCACCAGTGTCAACACCTACTTTAAATATTATTTCCTCTTGAGCCATTATAATGAAGCAATATAATCGTTAATAATTGTTTCTTGTGCTGTTATCTCACTTGATACGTTAGCATTTAAAACCTCGTTACCTACTCTAATAATATTTGAATAACTACTTTCTACATAGGTGTAAGAACCTCTTACTTCTTGTATTACTTCTATCATGATAAACAATTTAAAGTTAATTGGCTAATATCAAAACTACAAGCGTTTGAACTTGAACCCGAAGTCCTTGCTGCTTGAATAGTTATTGGTGTAGTATCACTTGGTAAATTTGTAGTAATACTTCCCTCAACTGTTACATTATTTTCTAAGGAACTTACTTTATAATAAACAGTATTTGAATTAAAAGGGTTATAAATTTCAAATACAAAGAAATCAGTAGCAACCGCTCCACTCGTTCTATTTGCTAAAAAATTAGAACCTAAATCTATTTTAGTTGCTGTGCCAGTTCCACTGTTATGAAATATTTGCAAATTAGTATCAGCAGCATCTGATCCTATCCCAATAATATTAGTCAATCCATCAACTGTTACTGTAGAGGACAAAGCCAAAGATGAAGTAGATGAAGTCATTCCATAAAATTGACGTGCGCCTGTATTGTAACCTGTATCAGATACACAAAAAGCAACACACATTCTAAAGCCTGTATTAATATAATTAAATGCACTTGTTGACCTGTAACCACAAAATCCATTTGCTGCTGGTGTAGATACTCTTATTCTTAAACGTGTTTTCTTTTCTTGTATCGAACCTGTTGAAACCGCTACCGCTACTGCTGAACCTTGTAAAGTTCCTGTTGCTATATTTTCAGATAATACACTTGTTGAGTTGTGTTGCGCTCTGTAACCTCTTGCAATTTCTTCACTCTTAACAGTCCAATAATTTTCAGCAACTAATTTAGTATCAATTTGATTTTCTACTGCTTGAGTTGTTGGATATTTAGTATTATTAATTACACTGAAATCTGTTGCTTTATTTGCTGTTTGTTCAAAACTTGCAACGTCATAAATAATTTCTTCTATACCACTTAATGTCCTTGTGTAAATACTACCTGTTACGGTGTCCATATAGAATTCCCCGATATATAAATCAGTTGCTATCCAACTTCCATCTCTATGGTCGTTACTCGTTGGAATTGTAGGAGCCCCAGCCCCTTTCTTAATAATTATTCTTCTAGTTTCGTCACTCATTTGTCAATATATTTGAATTTTTAGATATTCCATTTACACCACCTAACATTTTATAAGCGTCTTCATCAGCATTATTTTCACCACCTCTTAATATAGGGGCTTGTTTGCTTTGTACGTTCATTCTTTCAATCGTTACGTAGTCGCTAGTGTATTCTTTTCGAACCGCTACTACGTTAAAAGTACCAAAACCTTTTAAATTATCCGTAAGTAATCCATTACTACCTATTATAATATAGGCATTATTAGTATTTAATTCTGTTGAACTCCAATAACTATTAGACGTATTTAATATTCCCTTTTGATATATTGCCGTTAACTCATCGTTTGAGGGTAAATACCAATCGTTATAACCGCTACTTACATGAGTCAAACAAACATCATTTGCAGAGCCGCTAGCACCTTGTGAAAGACTTATTAACTCAGAATTAAATTCACCTGTTAAAGTATCTGCAGCACCAATTAAAACACTACTAGCAGAACCATTCCAATCGTAAGTACCACTTAGAATTTCAGCCTGTAAAATATAGTCATCAAATTGCTTAATATCAACGATTGCCATTATCCTAAAAATTTAATTAGTTCAACTTCTGTAGTCCCGTAAGCGTCTGAATCAAAATCTTTAATCGTATTCAATCGGTACAAAACACCGTCAATCATTTTTAGTTTAGCAAAATCCAATTCGTTAATATCTTTATAGGTAAGTTTCAAGTATAAAGTTACTAATTTAGAATCAATCGAGGTAATTTCATTTAGGAATTTATCATGATATACTTTAAACGTGTTCAATGTAGGTACATTCTTTAACCCGTCAAACTCGAAATCTCTAGGTGCAAAGTGTAAATCGAATAAAGGAATGTTATTCTGGTTGTTTTGGTATCTTATATGGTGGCAAAATGGATATTCTGTACGAGGTAAATTAGAATCGTTAGCACAATTAAAAATCGTTACGTTACCACTTCTTAAACCATTGTAAAACATTAGCATTCCTTTACCTTTGTAAGGTTTTGACTCTTCATTTATTACGATAGGATAAACAAATGTTTTATTTTCTGGTTTTACGGGTGGATAAGTAGCGAAAGGTAACTCAAATTTTACAGTTCCATTTAACCACGTATCGACATTAATCTGTTTTTCTCCATAATTACTTCCCGTAATAGTCTTATATTCCGTATTAAATTTATCCTTTTCTTCAGAAAATCTATACGAATATACATTACCTTCAACAAGTGAATTAGATTGTATAGTAATATCTTTTGAATCGTCTATTAAATCAGTCCAATTGTCGTAAATAGATTGATCCTCGTAATAGTTAACGAATGAATCAATGTAAATAGTCGACTTGTTAGTTGTGGCGTCGTAAATTGGATCACTCATATAAGCGTAAAAAAGATTTAAAACCCCCTTTAAAAAGTCAGAACACTTAATATCTGGAATTGCAGAGGATAGTGAAATAGTCGATAAATCTGTTACTACTGCATCTTTATCTGCATCTAAATTTATCTGTATGTTACTAAACAAATAATCAATAGTTGTCGCTGCTTGAGTTACTTCATTAAATGTAAATTGAAAGGAAACTTTATCACCTGTCTTTAATTTTAATTTAGCATTTACAGATTTGTTTAATGTAACGTTTTTGTTTTGATCCCAATTAGTGTTTGCTACGGATATTCCATTTACTAATATATCTATTGAATCGTTTGGCGCTGTGAATCTGCTCCCCGTATAAGTGAAATATAAATCAGCCGAAAATGTTATGTTATACAAAGCACTTGCATTTATCTCTATTTCTCCCGTAATAGCATTGATTTGGTTCACATCATAAACTGGTGTGCCTGTAAAACCTATCAACTTTAAAACGTTGTGTATCTTCCCGTATTCGTATCTGACAAATTGAGTACCTAGCGAATTTGTTGTGACAATCTTTTTCCCTGAAATTGTAGTACTTGGAAAACCACCGTCTAGATCTACTTTATAACTATTTATTTGGTCTGAATTAAACTTAATTTGCTCACCTCCTCCAAAGCCGTAAATCAGTTTCTTCATGTTGGCATTATCAAAGAAAGTCGTTGTGTAATCTACTTCAATATTCGTATCTTCCAAAGCATAGTCTAAGCACTTTTTAACCGCCTCTTTAACGTAAATGAAAGGATATAATTGATTTGTTCTAAAGTTGCCAGCTGCATTGTTTGAGGGCTTAGTGTAACCATAGTCAACAAGTGGGTAAATGTAACCATACGATTGAGGTTGGTAGCCTATTGCATCACTGCCAAAATTCCTTGTAAAAACATTATTAACGTGTATGCCAGAACTCCATGTATTTATTATATTAGTCATGCTTAACTCATGATCGTATTCGCTCCAATTCAACTCATTTAACTTCTTATCTTTCAACTTTGCAAATATATCTACAGCGTCACTCAATAGGTTACAATCAAACGTATATGTATCGTTTAGAATCTTAACCTCGTTTAGTTTGAATTTACCTTTGAATATTAGCAAATCATTCTTAAAAAACTCGCAATCGTAACGTAAATTCGGTGTAAATTGAATATTACTACTTTCCTGTAAATTAACGTCCAAAGCATAAGCACCAATAAAGAAAGCCATGTTGTTACTTGTACCCTCTAACGTAATAGTTTTAGAGAATGAACGTTTGCGTTTCTCTGGCTCTTTAATATCCGTAATTGAAAGATTTAAAGGTACTGCAATATTATCAGATAAATCTAACTCATACCCGTTTACTACTAACCTACTATTCATAGCGAAATACTTTTATAGTCCGTGAACTCAATATTTATTATTTCATTAAACAACTCATCATGTTCTAATTGCTTTAATTGGTAACTTGAATCTGTTATAACCACGTTTTCAACTTCAGTACCCTCATTTAAATAAACTAGAGGACTTTCGTATAGTTGTACTAACCAATTTTGCGTAGTCTCATCTAGCCAATCTGAAGATAGTTCTAATTGCTTTGTAATTGTTTTAAGGTAGTCGATTTTTCCAAACGTGTTATTATTTATGTTATACGTACTACCTACCCATTCACCTTGTCTTTTACTGAATGATTTGCTTTCTATTTTCGCTTTGAATCGTGAGTTGTATGTGAATCTGAAATTATCATAACTTCCAAATTTATTTAACCAAAGAATGTTAGTGCCTTTGTCAAAACAAACCTCGGAAAAATTAAGAACGTAAAGTGGGCTTATAGTAGTGGAAGTACTTACATTTTGAATGTAAATAAAAGCAGAATAGCAAGTATCATAAGTAGATTGAGTTATCCACCCATTATCTAATCTTTCAGATAAGTTAAATCTAAAAGCACCAACTGCCCCTATTACACTTGACGGTATGGTTGTTGACTCTGTAACTATTCCACCCGTAGTTAAGTACAACACAACTACTTTATAATCAGCAGGGTAGTCATCTAGCCAACTTAATATTTTAGTATCGGTTTTTTGAAAAGTAGTTGAATAGCCGGGGAAAGCACCAGAAGTGTCTGCATTTTCATCTGTTAAGAAAAAAGGAAAAGCACTACCTAATTGATAGTTTGTGTAATCCCAGTTTTTAAATTCATTTCTATTTAATGAACCTTTAAAAACATAAATAATATTTGAATTTACCGCACTACCTGTTTGTATTGCTGGATCGTTTGTTGCTACTAACGTGTATTTCTCAAATACTTTAACATATACCTCTAAAGAGTTGCCTACTTCATACCAGCCTTTATAAGTGTTATTGATAGTTTGACTAACAGAATGATTAGAAATAAACGCCCTAACTTTGTCGCTTACGTCTATTTTACCATAATAGTACAATGATTGATTTACTTCTGGGAATACTTCAAATGTACCTATTAAGCCACCAGCATACACTTCAACTATAAATGATACTTTATATTTAGGTGAGCCACTTACATACTCATCTTGTTTAAAAGCAAAGATAATAGGATTGTCGCTCGGCGTAAATGCTTGTGGCGTTTGTGTTATTGTTATTGCCATTTATTTAGGTTTTTTAATTACTATTCTTATTGCAGCTCCTACTAAGTCAGATACTCTTTGACTCATCTCATCTACTCTTTGTTCAGTTAACACCTTATCAAAGAAGTGAGTAGCCTCAATACCTTTCATACGTACACTGTTAACTATCATTCCTGCTAATTGTTCACGTGTTATTCCTTTTTCTTTAGGTACAATACCTTTGTCACCTATCCACTTATAAATAGCCTCGTAAAATGATAAGTCTCCTTTTGGGGCTTTACCATGAGTAGGTGCACCTCTATTGATTACAGTACCATTTACACCGTAATTGATATACTTCCAATGGTTCTCTGCCGTAGTCGCTATTAAGTTCTCAGAAAGTTTTAAAGGCTCTAATGATTGAGCAAGTTTACCCGTTGCGTATGGTTTGTGACCTTTTGAATTTGGCGTTTCTAATTGCTTTCTCCAGTCTGCTATTAACTCATTTGTAAGTTCTAACAATAGATTAGTCATAGGACTATCAGAAGTATTCTTTAAAATATCTTCAGCCCTACCAAAATCTAAACCTTTTGCTATATCACCTTCGCTCACGTTGGATTGTTTTTATTTCTTGTTCTTTGGTAAAGTTAATAAATTTTAACCTATGATTGAACGTAAATATATTCCATTTAACTATTTGCTCCCACGTTTGATTGTATTCTTTACTTAGATAGTGGATCAATTTCTCCCAAACAAACCTATCATTGTTTTTAGTAGGCTTGTCCTTATCTTCTTGCTTTCCGTAGAGTTGCTCATTAATTCGATTGATTGTCGCAAAAAAAAACTAACTAAATTAAGATAGTCCGGTAGTGGTAAGTGTTCTTCAAAGAGTTTCGCTCGTTCTTGATTTGAATACTTCATGTTTAGATTCTCATCAAGTTCACCGTAAGTCGTGCCTTTTTCAATGTACATTAAACTAGCAAGTCTACTCGGATCGTTTTGTAAATCTGAGTTTGATATATCAATGTGCCACCCTATACCAACTTTTGTAGGGTCGACTAATAAATAACTCACTCCATTGATTGAAACCTCGTCTTTCGGTTTAGTCAATTTAAAGTCTTTAAACAACCCTATACAGTGTTCATGAATGTTTCTTAACTCCGATATGTTAACCTTGTTTAAATCGTTTCTTTTCGCTCCTGTAATCAAACATATGAATTCTATGATAGTACCTAAGTCCATCGCCTTTTGATACTTCTCATTCGTCAAAGCCTTAAGGTGTTTTATCCTTAAGTCGTTTAATGTTTTTGGTGCCTTAATATTAATATACTTCAAAATACCCATATTGATTTTTCTTTATTGATTGTACTGCAAGTGCCAAACTCATTACGCCGTCATCGTGTACGCCTTGTGGTGCGCCGTATTGAACTCTCCTAGTTTTCTCGTTGTAAATATAAGTAAAAGCGTTTAATTCATCTATTAACCAATTCTCATTCAGTATACCGATATCCTTATTTTCAAAATGTACCGCCAAATCTTCAATCATTATTGGTTTAGTTGCTGTTGTGGTTACATAGGGTTGCACGTTGTTGTACACTTTATTTTGTAACATTTCAAAAAACACATCACCTTGGTTATTTACTTCCACAAATATCTCAGCGTTGTACTCTCTTATCTTTGTCGCAACCTCATCTATTATCTTTGACCATTCCTGTTGCCTCCACCTTTGAACATATACCATTTGATAGTTTTTGTTTAAAATAGTGAGTACGGTGTAGTCGTCCGCTCTACCTATATCTAACCCCCCGAATAACTTTTGATTACGTTCAGCGGTCTTAATTACACAACTATCCACGTTTTTAAATAGTCCACTAGCATTGTCTATAAACTTTGCTAGGTACTCTTGTTCAAAGATATGTTTAGGTAGTGAACGTTTACGCTCTTCTAAGTCCTCCGCATCAATCATTGGATTGTCATAACTCGAATAGTGAAAGTACTTGTAACGATTGTCGTAATTAGGTTGTAATGATAGTTGGTAAAAGTGGTTCTTACCTTTTGGAGTGGATATAAAGATTACTTTCTTTCCCTTAACTAATACGGTTGCGCTTAATACCTCACTCCATAACTCTGGACGTGTGAAAGCCATCTCATCTACTATAAGGTAGTCGAATGTATTACCTCGAATGTTGTCCGGACGTTCACCAGAAAAAAATTGTATCTGTGAATTAAAACCACTTATCGTTAAGTCACTTCGATTATACTCGAATAAGCCACTTGACTTAGTGACCTTCTCCATTTCATCGAATACTTTCTTTGATTGCTTATAGATAGGTGTAACCCACGCAATGTTACACCCTTTGTGATTGATAGCCCAGTATAACATCTGGTTAATACCTAACATCGTTTTACCAAATTGTCGACCAATGTTTAGAATATAATATTTGTAACCCTCGTTAATTATAGAGTTATGTATTTCTTTTTGTTTTAAATGGGGTGTATATCCTTTAATCGTTGCCATTGAAATCAAACTTCACTATGTTAGTTTGTTCTTGTTGTATCTTTTCTGTAAGACCATTTAAACGTTGTGTAATGCTTGGATTGTATTGACCAACCATACCACCCTCGATTTGATCTTGGCGAATTGATTGTCTTATTGCACGACAGATAGCGACGAAATCACTATATCTGTTATCTTTATTACTAAAATAATGACTTAGTTCGCTATTCAATCCTTGTTCAAAAACATAATTCTCAAAGCCCTCCATTGTTAGAGGTACTTCTAGTTCTTCATATACGCTATTTCCATCTTTACCTACAAAAGTATGTTTTAATCTAGGGTTTGATTTTACCTTTGATTTATATTCCATATATAGTTGATGTAACTTTTCTGGACTTTCTATCATCTTATGTAGTCCCATTGCTTTACGCTTTTTTCTTTCTTACTTTCTTTATTACTTCTTGAGTCTCATATGCTAGTTTAGTAGCCTCTGAGAATAGATTAGACCAATTCTTAAGAATCTTTAATCCTGTTTCTAAACAACCAGCGCAACCCTTAGTTAGTGGCTTCTTAGTTATCTCTGCATATACCTCTGAAAGTAATAAGAACTCTTCATTAGAATACTTTATTTGTGGCTTGTCGATTAAGTCTTTTACCTTTAAAAAACTTTCGTATGCTTGTTTACTTATTATCATAAAACTTTATTATTAAAAAGACCGCCAACGGTGTTAGGTAGTCTTGAGTGAATATGCTTATTATTGCTGAGATCCAAAAGCTAAAACACGGAAAACAGTCTAGTACTTTAATTGGTTTACTTATTCTTGTGCCTGTCCATTTTCTTACGTAGTACCCAAAGTTTAGTTCTTGGTGAATTATGAAGGCTATAAAAAGACTTATAATGATATTTGTCATATTGATTTAAATTAGAAAAGGGCAACGCTACGTTAAGCCGACTACCCTTTCACAAATATAGTAATTTATTTTAGAATGGTAAATCTGAAACTTGTTTTGTTTCTTGTGGCGTTTCTTCTTTCTCCGCTACTGTAATCCCGTTATTCACATACACTACTTTACCATTTGCAATGTATTGTTTTGGCGTTTTAGCATCTCTTTCTTCTTTGGTTTGACTGTATGCCATACTTACATTGTTACCATACTTTGTTTCATCATTGATAAAGATTTGAGTATTTAAATACTTACCATCTTTTAATTTTGATTTGTCGATTTTTGTCAAGTCGATTGACAGGTTTAAAATTGCACTCATTGTTTTTTAGTTTAAATTTATTCTACTTATATACAGCTCCTCTTGAGCATCTTTTATTATTTCTAGTGCCTCTAATATTTCTATATCTTCCGCTACTAATTCAGAATTTAGATCTCCGAATTCGTCCTCTTCTATAGTTAAAACTATTTTCATTCTTTAAATTTAATTAAATAAGGGTAGGTGGTAGAATGCAGTCATTAACTTTCGCTTGTACACAACGCCACCTGTTTAAAACTCACTGCCTCGTTCCCTTATTACTTACTTAACTACCACACGCCAAACACTCCTCTTGGTCATTATCTTCATATTGTTCGATTGTTATTCCTTGTAAAGCCGATAGTTCTTTTTTAAGGTTATAAATCTCTGCTTGTACCTCACAATCTTCTAAAAGATTACCCGTTAGTTCTGCTCTTAACTTATCAATTAAGTCTTTTAATTCTTTTTCTCTAGTTTCCATCTTCTTTTTCGTTGTTTTTTGATTTGTTTATTTCTAATCTAAAGTGACACCTTGAGTGTCTTAACCTTGCTCTTTTTATCCTTAATTCTCGTTTTGAGAATTTAGTATTTCTTCCCATGAAGGCGCTCTCTTTTCTCATTATATAACATTTTAAGTTCTACGTGTTTTTGAAGATCTATTGAGTAACCAGCGGCAGTGTCTAATATCCTAATCAAAGCATCTGCTAATTCATCTTCCATCGTATCTTTTATTTCACGTTTAAAGCACGTTTCAAAGTCATAGGTTTCATTTGTCATTAACTCGTTGTAAGCGTCCATGTCGCAGAAATCTCCACATCTATGTGCCTCTATACATTCACCTAATTCAGATACGATTAACATTAAATCATTTCCGAAATTGTGCGGTTTGTCCCAAAAACCTTTGTCGATTGCGTTCCTATGAATGCGTCTTTGAAGTTCTCTTATTTCCATTTTATTATATTGATTTTGATTTTTATTCTTCCTGTTTTTAAGTTGGCTATTTTACTAAATGCTTTTTCACTTAAATCTATTACATGATTTGGCATCGCTCCTGTATCATTTATTTTAACCACTACGCTTTTGCCGTTGTCTTTATTGGTTACTTT